CTCCTGCGTTTGCAGCAGCGTTGGTGCTAGGTCTTGTTGTTACCACATCAAATTTCTTAGTTGCTTGATTATTTGATGCCTCTCCTTTGATTGTAACATCAGCAGCTTCGAGACCTTTAGTTATTAATACATCTTCATTGACCTCAACACTACCCTTGAATACACTGGTTAACTGTGTATTCTCAACTGTAATCTTATCCCTAACGATGATCTCATCAAATACAGGACGTAAGTTTGCAGTTTCACCAACGATTGATAGTGATGGAGTATCAAGTGATGCTTCTTCACCAGTAACAGCAGAGATTCTAGTGTTACCAATAAACAAGTCACCATTACTGTTAAGACCAGAGTAGAATGCGATACCACCGTCTTCCTTCTGTGACTGTGCTAGTAGTGTCTCAGCATCAGTAAGAACTCTGTTCTGAACTGAAGGTAGACCAGTAGAATAGTTACCAGGACCGAAACCAACATATTCAAATGTATGGTTACCAGATCTTAGAATACTAGGTCGTCTAAGTTCAGTTGCTGTACCACCTGTAGTATTAACAGGAACCATCCTTAATGCTAGATCAACTTCAGATGCATCACCATCACGTGCTTCTAACGTAATATATCCATCGACTGCTGCGTCAGATGTAGATGCGTTAGTATATTGGTTTCTAGATTCAATGATCCAGTCACCCATTGCTTCTTTAGTAATTGATAGTGATAGATCCTCTTGACCTACTCCATTGGTAGTTTCAACCAAACCAACAGTCACGTTACTAGCAATAGATGTTGCTTCGTTAGGATCTTCAGTTGGGTTGTCCTTATCTAAGGTAGGATATAAGTTATTAATATTTTGTGCAAATGAGAAATCAGATAAGTTACCATTTGTAGGTGATATACTACCTTTCAATACAGTCATGTAGTAGATACCATCTTGCACTGACTTCTTAAGTTCTTGCTCTACCTGTATGTCATATATGTAATAAACATCTCCATCTTCGCCGCTTACACTTACTGCTACACCATCAGCTATTTCTTGGTCTAAAATGGTTATCAATCTTCTTCGTCCAGTACTTGATGTAGTTCCTTTATCAACACCTCCATATAAACTTCCATAAAATAATTTAGCAGTAGTCCAAGCTCCTCCAACTATTTTTACACCTCTGCTAGTATAAGCTATTTCTTCACCACTAGATGTTTGATTTGTTCCAAGATGCCAAAAGTTACCTACAATAGGATGGGTACTAGGAACAAAGTATTCAAACTCAACCACACCACTTGTGCTAGATTCATAATTAGAATTACTTGTCTTTAATTGTGGAACACCTGTTTGATCGTTCTCTACTTTAAGTACATTGTCTTTACTAGTTGATCCATCTGATATTCCATCATTATTTCCAGTAACTGTAATAGCCGAAGTATTTGCAATAATAGTATCAGCATCAGAACTAAAGTCTCCAGTGTAAACTAGTCTACCTTCTGATACCTTACGAAGACTATAAGCGGCTGCTGCTGGTGCTACATCTGCCGGTAAGGTGCTTTCTAGTTTACCGTTGACCCAATCTTCTAATGCACCACTATCAACTTGTTTAGCTGAAAAGTCTTCTTCTGGGTCTGAACCTTGTCCATCTACATCTCTACGAACTTTTACAACTTCTGTATTCATTGCACCAATATCTCGCAATGAGTAAGCAGCTGCGGCACTACCGAATCTACGAGCTATTCCTAAATCAGTATAGTTTGCACTAGCACCATCCAAGATATTCCAGGATGCACCAAGATCGCCCTTCAACTCCGTTTGGGCAGATGCTAGATGTTCTGATGACATAATTAGTCAGTAAACTCAGTTAAGTATAGATTTGAAGTAGTACTTCCGGCTCTGATAAAACTAGCGTCTTGCATAGCTTTTTTACTAAATGTATAAGAACGTCCGGCGTACAATCTGTGGCCCTTTGGGGCAGATTGGCTTGCAGCACCTGTGAAGTTCACAAAAGCATCTGCATCTTGAACGTCTAATGCAATGTATTTAGTTAAACCGCTATAAGAAGTAGTTACACCCTCTGGGCTTGAGCTACTACCGAGCTCAATACGCTCCATAGTAGTACCAACAGTTGGCTTTGGGTACAAGTTAGTTACGAATGAATTAGGCATAGGTATATTTTATATTGTTTGTCAACGCGATTGGCGATTGACATAAGTTGAAAATTTTTGTGTAATTACATTTCTGTTAGAGAACATATCTAGTTTCATAAGTTCTCTATCTAGCATCTTTGTTGCAGTTTGTTCTGCTATAAGTGCCTTTTCAGTTTGACCATCTCCAGTATAAAAATCAGATAGTACTGTATAAATTATATAATCAAAAAACTCAGAAGGTACATCTGTACTTGTTTCTGTGTAAGTTGCTGAGTAAGCTTTTTTGTACGTTACAAATAATGTTTCTTGAGAGTTGCTTGATATATTTAATATATTAGCTCCCTCTGAGTCCACGAAGAAATCAAACTCAAGTGCTGAGTTTTGTAAGAATGCTTTAGTTCTATGAATCCTAATAAATTGACCTATAGAGTTTTTGTTTGTTGCTACGAAAGGAATTAAACTTCTTTCTGAAACAGCAAGAGCTCCGTTATTATTATTACTCCAAACAAGAACTTGATAAGCGTTATCTTTCTTTTCTGTATCTTGCTCCTCGTGCCTCACTGAACCTCCACTTACGCTATATGTTCCATCAGCGGCTAAAGTAGCAGTTGAACCAGTTGTTATTTTCCAAACTGTGCCGTCTCTAAATACGTGAAACTGTGTCTCATCTACTTTTTGATATACATTGAATCCACTTGTATCTTGACCTAGGATTTCATAGTTTCCATTTACTGTAGATATATTAGAGCCAACAATATTTAAACTATAAAGGCTTCTTTCTTCAGAGGATACTAGGTATCTAGACCACACTGGGGAAGAATCATAGGCTCTCCGAACAGCCCGGTTTAAGGACTGCTCGAAGAAGAAATGATCCATTTCCGTCATACTCTCTAAGCCTGCAATGGCCTGGAAAGATTTACGGACATTTATAAATGTAGCATCTGAAGGTGAAGGCATACTTTATTACTGTACGTTATTGTCAAGAATTTGCTCAGTAACATTCAGTGGAGATCCACCAGCTTGTACGTTGTGACGGCGGAACTGTGTTTGAGGTCTGTACTGAAGAACATCGTGACGGAACTGACGGCTTTGATTACGTACAATATCAATTTCTTGACGTAGTATAATCTCAGCGTTTTGATCCTCTACTTGTGCTTTTTGTGTTTGACCATCTCCACGTAAGAAGTCTGCGTAAGCTCCAAATGCCATATACTCAAAGAATCTAAATGGAATGTTAGAATTATCTCCGGACTCATTACCGAATAATCCAGTGGTTCCAGAACCATCCTTGACTACATCTTCTACATCTTTACGGTAAGTAACAAAAACTGCTGCTCCATTTATGATTGTAGGGCTTAAAATTTTTACAGCGATGTCTCCAGTGTGTGGATTATTTCCAGCGGCTAACATACTAACATAAGTGTATTCCTCTGGATATAAGGTATCAGTTGGATCAGTCTTATGGATACGAAATACTGTATCAGCTTGATTAGCTAAATCTTTATTACTACCGTAAGTAATAATTTGATTGTCATCAGCTGTTGCCATTGATACTTCTTCTCCGATAATAGTGAACTCATACCAAGGATAACGTTGATATGCTGTTCTGAATCGTCTGTTGATTGCTTGTCTGAAAAAGGCTTCATCTGTTGTCTCCAACGATTGCAAGCCCGCTATTGATTTGAATCTCTCTTTGAGATTTGTGTATGTTTCTGTTGGATACGTTGCCATATTAAGTTAGGTTGTTTATATTTTATTTGGTGAAAGCTCCGCAAATGTTTTATTGTAGTGCTTTAAAAATTCTTTAGAATGTACTTCCTCGTGGCCGTACTTCTTTGTTAGTCGAAAGAACTCACGAGCGGGCATAGTAGCTACACACTTGCCTAGAACAGGATGTGTCTTGCCTCTTTCTTCTGCTGCTTGCTTTCTAGCTTGTGCAACTCGTAAGTGTTCGGTTTCCTTTTCTAATTGAAAACCACTCTTGATTTCATTCAAGAATGCTTGATCGATTTCACCATCTGTGAAATTTTTCGGTAAATTTGTAATAATATCCATAAGTAGTTTTAAATTAAAAAAGGTGGGGGCCGTAGCCCCCGACCTGGAATTTTAATTAGGCTCGTGAGAAGCGTAATGGATCGAAAATACGAAGTCCAATAATAACTTCACCACCAGTTACACTACCAGTAGTACCACCAAATGTGTAAATCACATTAGTAGCTGCTGATTTTTGCTCAACAGGTTGAGCACCACCAGCAACAGTAGTATTTCCAGCAGATTGTACAAATGATGTACCTGTGTTATAAACAGGTGCTCCATTGTTTGCATCTAAGTCAAAGTTGTCGATAAGTGTATCAACATCTGATGCGGTACCAACATCAAGTGTAATATCAGTTGCACCTTCGATTGCACTTGATTCAGTAGCGAAAGCTACATCAACTGCACCGCCGGCAGGAATAGAAGCAAATGCTATGCTACTTGTTCCAGCTTCAACGATATCTGATGCTGTTAGTCTAATCACGTGTGTGAAATCGCCGTTAGCTTCATTTACAGTAAGTTTACTCATAATTAATTACCTCCTCGATTAGTCTGTGATTTTACCGTGTGCTTGTGGGTGATATACTCCAAGTGTAAGAGAGCAATCAACATAACCACGCTCACCGCCACCTAAGTTAGGTAGACGTGTAGAGCCCAATGGGATCAACTCGTGGATACCAGCATATTCTGGGTTCAACAAGTAACCAGTTTCGTTAGCTGGTGTTGTTGAAGGCATACAGTCTGGGTTACCATTGATAACTGAAACGATACCGTGATCTGATTGATATAACTCAACAGATAGTTTAATAGAACCACTTTCACCATTAAGGTTGAACTGACGATTCTCGTTATTGACTCCAACACGAGCGAAATCAGAAATTGTACGGCGTAATGCAGTATCAGCAACTAATGTTAAAGAATCAGTTGTTCCTGTTTTGCGGTAGATTGAAGTAATGAGATCGTTGAACTCAGCCTCTGTGATAGCTGTACCACCTTGGTCTTTGATAGAAGCAGCTGGAGTTCTGAAATCAGCTGGAACGGCGTTTGTACCTTGTGCAGTTGATTGTATCCATTTGCCTAAACCACGGAATCCGTAAGCTGTACCAGCACCGTTTTCTACTGCCATTTCATTGTTTGAGCAGATAGTAGCTTCGATGTCTCGTTTGATTTCACGGATTGCTTTAGCTTCAGCTTGAGCGATTTTCGCAGGGCCTACAGAATCCACAGCCTCTTGGAGGTCGGATACCATATAGTCACGGCGGAATTTTTGAACATAATTGCCAAGACGAGCACGTCCAGAGAATTTGTCAGTGAAAGCTGTTACGTCAGCACCTTCAGCAACACCAGAAGTTGATGGTGTGTCTAGGCTGTCGACAGTCCACTCAACAAATGTAGACGAAGCACGCTGCTTCGGCAATGTTGAAAGGATAGGAGTTTCTTCGGGAGCAAGAATAGACAAAACATCTGTCAAGTCTTCTCTGTTGGAAACCGCTGATCCTTGCCCAGTTACTGCACTGGGAGCATTAGGATTGTATGTATCTGAGAATGACATAATTTTTAATAATTATCGATTTTTAATTTGTAGTGTTCTGAGATTAATAAAATCACTTTTTGTGCCACTTTGTTTGAATCGAGAGCTAAGATCTTTAAGTGCCTTAGTTGACTTATTCACTGTTTTTTCTGATGTGCTTGCACCGGTTGCTCCGGTTTTTGTAGGATTTAGAGTTGGACTAGTAACTCCGCCTTTGACTGGTTGCCTACCGTAAATACTATTGGCAGCGTGTGCCATCAAGTAGTTAAGTTGAGGTCTTACTTCCGGCCCGGCTGATTCTCTTAATTTTTGGAATCTTTCGTCACCTATAATAGCTTCGTATTTTTTCCGAAGATCATTATCCTCGCCCTCCAACCAAGTGAGCTCTTCTCTTGCTTTTTGTTCAAAAGCTGTCTCTAGTTGATTTGCTTGTTCAACTGTTTGGAGTGTTCTGAGTTGAGCCGGTAAAAACTTATCTCTAGCCTTGCGTGCATTTAGCAAACTTGCACGAACTTCAGACTTAGTTAGTTCTTTGCCCTCAACTTCTGCGACATAATCGTCTGGCCCAGCACCATCTGCATTAAACAATGTATCCTCTGCCCATTCAATAACTTGATTGACTTCCTTTGCTTTACTTTGGAGATCATCTAGTGTCTCTAAGTTAGAGTAAGGATTGTCATCAACATTATCGTTGGCGGCTAGTGGATCTTGTTCACTCAGTTGAGATTGCAATTCTTTTAGTTTTTCTTCAGCTGCTTTACGCTTTGCGGTGAGTTCACCATAGCGAGCAACTGCTCTGCTTCCCAACTTTTCAGATAGTTCCTTGAGCTCATCATCGGACATATCATCAAGATCAAACTGTGAAAGAACATCCTCGGAACCTTGTGGTTCTTCGGTTTGTTCAGCACCTTCTGGTTGGCTAAGTACTTCTTCGCTAATCTCAGACGAAGGTTGCTCTGCTACTTCTTCTTGTGCCTCTACGGGTGGAGCTACTTCTTGAGTTTCCTCATTCTGTGCTCCCAAACGGCGATTTACAAAATCGCTCATTGACATATTATTTGACTGTTTCGCTGTTGTTTCATTTACAGGTTCAGCGACTCCTGTTGTGATTTCTTCTGACATAATGTTTATCCACTCCTTAACGCCGAGCGATGGCGATGACTATATTATATATTACTATGCAATAGTTTAAAGTCTGTCTTGAAACCTCTTTTGTAGATTTCTCCAGTCGCACATTTGTAGTACCTGGTCATAGGTAAGAATCCTACCAGATATCTGCTGTATATTGTCAGAAGTAGCTTCGTGCAACTCTTCTATAGTCTCCTCTCGGAGATCACTTATTACTTGTAAGAAACGAGCAAAGTGCTCGTGTTGTGATAACGCTTGTAAGTCTTCTTCTAAGCTCATAAATTATTTATTTTTTGCAGCTTCTTTAGCAGCCTTTAGATCTGCTTCATATCCAGGATGACCAGCTCTATTAAACTGGTGTTGGCCTATCATAAATGTTCCCTTATCTTGAGAGGCATCATACTTTGCATCTCTTCTTCTGAAACCTGTTGCATCAAATACTTCCATAGGTAGTCCTCTGTCCATAATGTAAGTAACCGCTCTATCTGTATCAGATGCTAGATATATAGCTTTTCTGGCTAGTTCCAAATCATTTTGAGTTACAGGTGAATCTTGTTTCTTAAATGTTTTAGTTTTTGAATCCACTACTTGGTATTGCCCAGGATAAAATAATATATCAGTAATTGTAGGTTTACTATTTACACTGTCCGGCATAAATGTAGATGGTAATACTTGTTTAGTATTAATTAGCTCGTGTCTATTTAAGATGCTCTTTGCAACTGCAAACATACCATCTAATCCTTCACCTCTGGACTCAAGTGCAATAGCCATAGCTAAATTATCTTGGTCTCTTTTATTTTGCATTTCAGCAGCTCTAAGAGCACTGTACTCAGAAGTATTCATACTACATTCCTTGTGTCTGTATATCTCCCATCTGAGTTGGCTCTGTTCCAACTCTTCCGATTTGAGCATTCTGCATTTGTTGCATTTGGAATGTATATTGTCCAGCGTACTTTTCCATTCTAGCTGCAAAGGCTTCATCGGACTGCAAGCGTTGAGCAACATCTGGCTGAGAAGTATACTGCTGAATAACTTGTAGTGCGATCTGTGCACCGTTTGGACGTGCCGGCATTTCGATACCAGCAAAGATCTTAGAAAGGTCATCTGTTACTTGGCGAACCACTTGTTCTTGAGCTGCTTCAGCGGGTTGAAGTACACTATCCGCAAGAACCGGATCAACAGCAAAAGCAGCAGTGTCGAGAAGACTATTAATATCGATTCGACCATTACGATCCAATTGCGTAAGTGAAACCATAGCTTGCAGTTTCTTCTCTTGAGTTTCGGGGTCATTATTAAGAACATCAAAATCTATAATTATATCAAAGTTTTCGTCTGGGTTACCTTTATTAAACATTTGAGGATCTGGAGATCCGGTAACTCTAAAGAAAGTTGAGTCCGGGCCAAAACGCTGATAACATCTGTAGCACATATGTAATACTTCAGCAGCGTGATGTAAGAACTTATCAACTAAGAACTGTTTGCGAATTTGACTAATCTGTGACGTTTCATCTAATCCACACAATCTATCCGCTTGCTCCTCCATAGTTCTCTCAATCTCAATAGAACCTGTAGGAGGTGGCGGAGTAGGTGCAAAGTCTAAGTCACCCTTACGTCTGTAAGGAATCATACGACCTGGGCCCCAATCTGTTGGTGCTTGACCAACTGGGTGTAAAATCGGAGGTAATGTAGCTAGTGAGTTTCTGTCAATACGAGAATCTCTTTCTACTTTTACTTGGTTCTGTATACCACGAAGTACATCTGGTATAGTTTGAACATCGTAAAGTCTCTTACTGTCTTCGGATAGTTTGCTTACTACTACTGGATAATCTTCGTAGCCATTCAATAATTCAAACTTTGCATATCCTGGAGTTGTTTCATCTCCGCTGAAGTCCTTATGGAACACAGTACAATAAATTCCTTCGGAACCATCCTCTCTATCTATGAGACGTTGATATCCGTAAACTATTTCAATCAACTCTTCTGCTTCGTAAGCATTGTCAGTGATTGTCAAACTTCTACGGCCTTCTTGTTCTCTCTCGATTGAATCAATATTGACTCCTCTGTACTTATCAATGACGTGCTCTACAAAGCCTTCGTCCCAACCATCAGTCACAACTTTGTTAAGTAACTCTTGCGCTGTGTAGTAAGTCTTCCAAAAACAGTACGGTGCACGTTGAGGATCTGTAACATAAGGAGGAAAAAAGAAGTCACCATCTGGTGCTAATGTCTTTACTTCGGGAGCATTGACTTGTCTTCTAACAATTGGTAACTCTGCTTCACCCTTCTTGCGTAAATCCTTGATAGCTTTCTTGGCTCTTTTTTCAAGTAAGCCAGGAAAGGATGTCATCATTAATGCAACTATGTCTGCATCATTATCACCTTCTAATATAGCTTGAGCTATAATTGGATCTATTTCAGCAATTTGTTCAATGGATAAATTTTGCAAATAAGTTCTATCTTCTCTTTGCCAACCCACATAGGTAACAAGTAGACCACGCTCTAGCAAATAGTTTGCTCCTAGCTCCATCTCTTTCTTGAATCTTGGAATGTATCCAGAAGATACCATCCACTTCAGAAAACCAGATACTAGTTTGCTACGTGCTATATCAGAGCTTTCAACAGGGAAAGCACGAATATTAGCCCGGTTAAGACTAGACATAAATAAAGCAACAAGGCGTGTAATCCGTTCATCGATAGTGTGTGCCTCCATATCAGCAGCACCTTCCCAAGGAAAGGCATCCGCTCCGTGCTTTCTGTGGTCACGGCTTTTACCCGGCCACCAATTACGGCGGTCATCGTAGCTTGTTCTGCACAAATCAAAGTAAGCCTCTAGTTCGACTGTGGTCTGATCGTATGCGTAACGGAGTGTATTGATATCGGGCTCTTTCTCTTTATAGGTAAGAGCTTCTGAGATTGAGTCACTTTGCATAGTTTATTTAATATAATATCATATATATCAACTACCTCATCTTCGGATGAACGTAACTGTACTTGGGTTCGTTGCCACTAGTATCACATTCTATGTATATTACTTTATTGTCTAACATACCTCTCATTCGTGCCGGTATTGATACCTTTACCTTTTGAGCTATGTCTTTGATGTACACTATAACGTATCTAGGATTGATTGCTGAGTGCAATACCTTACCCCTATACAGAACAGGCATTGCTACCAAGTCCTCCATCATCCTTTGTCCGTCTTCATCGAGCCATAGGTTTTTACCCTTACCCGATACCATCTCTTCTTCTAGATTGTCAAAAACAATCTTTTCTGCATCCTCAAATGGAATGCCGTATTCTTCTGCTATATTAGTTAGTCGCTTTTTTGGCATTAGTAGCCTCCTTTGTTTTGTGTTGTTGTTAGTAAACTCCTCGCATCAATATGATCCGGCCCTTCTCCAGAGTTTGCCATTCGTAGATATCTAATGACATCGAAGAAGTCCTTGAGGGGTTCATCAGACTTTCCACTTGAGTTATAGTTAATTAAAGAATCTATTAGGTTTCCACAATCTGTGTGGATATAGCACATCGGCTGGTTTGCATCATCTATCTCTACATTGGGATTGTAACTAAACCATTCGTCCAATGCATTAATACCTATCTCTTCCTGTCGGCCATCACTAGGCACAAAGTGCATACCGTGATCATAGAAAGCTGTAAACAAGTCATCATTGTTCTCATTCTCTCTAGCAAAGTATCTGGAGTCACCTATCCGCTCTATGATTTCTATACCTAGCTCTTCCTCTATCTCTTCAAATAGTTCAGCGTAGCCCTCTACATTGTATCCAATCTTTTTTGAGGCTGGCCCGTAACGCCACTTTGGATCGCCGAAAATTGCCCATTCACCAAATGAATCACGGTCTGGCCACTCTCGTCTGATAAATACTCTACCGTCTCGATCCACTCCTGCCCATATTGCAACATAGTTTCTTGCTCCGGCTGGGTCGACCACCATATAACAAGAGTAGTTGGACTTATCAGAAATGTCCGGGAAGGTTCTTCCTCTTCTGTTTGGTACTTTGGATAATACATTGATCTCTGTGTTAAATAATGGTAACAGACTTGTCATAGACTTCACTGGTACACCATACGCACGCACCAGTATCTCATCTTCGGGCCGGCCTCTCAAGTCCTTTGCAATACGCTCGTACCCGCCGAACGGGTTCTCATCTGAATGTAAATACACAACACCAGCATCTCTATCTGGACTATACTGCTCGATAGGCACTTGTCTATCCTTCAACAGTTCAGCACCTCTGGTTTGCGTTGTTTCTGCGCCCTTCAGATACTCGCTGATAAACGGAGTATATCCATCAATCGGTGTAAAACCTATGACCAACTTTGAGTTCCTAGTAGCTAGACGGAAACGTAATGTATTCACTAGACTAGCATCTCCTAGGTACTCGTCCAACCAAGCCCCTATATTCAAACCTGTAGGATTCTTGAAGCCGAACTCAAAACCCTCCAAGATAGTCTGATTGTTACTGTACTGTGTATATGTCTTGAAGTCCACTCTAGTCCTAGTATCTGGAAAGATAAACGAACTACCCGTGAATCCATTCTGCATAGAAAAATTGATATAGCCTTCTGTACTCTTTGTTTTACGTCTGAACTCCTTTGGCATCATCTCCCAGATTGCTGCTTGTTGTATCTTAACAGAAGTATCAGCGTTCTGACTAAAGCATACTATATGGCCGTCCTCGTTCTCCATAACAGCTTTCATTACCATCTTGGCACATCCTGTGGTCTTGCCGGATCTATTCCCGCCTAGTACCAAGCATTCGTTGTATTGGGACATAGACCTATCCATACGCTCCCAACCATCCAAGTCAAAGCCGTACCTCACGGGATCATCTAAAGACGCTTGTATCCTGCCCTCGTGTGCTTTGTAGAGCTGTTCTAATAACTTAGGGTCGCTCTCACCCAACATAACAATCTCTTCGTCAGTAGGTGCAGATAGGAATGGATGTTTAGAGAAAGTCAGTTCCATCAGCTTCCTCCTCTTCTTCTGTCTCCCATACAATATCTAGGCCATCCATATTGCTATCCATATCTTTTTGGGTCTCTGTTACAAGCATACGCCCGACTCTATGATTGCTATAATCATAGAACAAGTCACCGTCATCATCCATAACTATAAACATATAGTTACTAAAATGCTCACCGAGGTTTCCTCGGACGCGGTCAAAGAGGTCATCGTAGTCAGAATCAATCATCTGTATCTTCTATTATCTCCACCTCGTCAACTTTCTTCATCTTGGCCAAACGCTCCTTTGCAGCCTTCAATGTATCCTCGTAATCCTCCTGTGTAACCACCTTACGCTCTTCAGTAATCTGTGTAGCCTCACCTCTGGATGTCATAGTCTCTCTGAATGCATTACTCTTTGCTATAGATAGCTCCTTGAGATCCCGGAATGTAACATCCATATCTGGGTCGTTCTGCATCCTGTCCCGCACCTTGTCTACCAAATCTTCTTCTAAGCTACTGAGGTTCATATAGTTACGGGCCGCAATCTTGCCCGCGACCTCCCGCAACTTGCCCAGATGGTCTGCGTAGTCCACTAGCACCTGTATGACAGTGTTGCGTGGTATCTTCTGCTTTTCCACAATATGTGTCTGACTTTTGCCGATCGAGTACAAGTAAAGTATCTTAGCAACTTTTTCTGGGTTATGACGTGACAAACTCTTGACTTTCATAAGTTCCTTATCAGCAGCAACTTCTGCGATAGCATCCGATATACCCTGGGCTAACTTGTCTTTCTCTGTGCTCATATGTACACGTTGTATGGTAGTGATCTGTATTTGTCAAGTATATGGCCTATGAGAACAGTATTTTTTTAAGGGCTAATATATGCATTTCTATGTCACAAGTAACCACACAGTCGACTCCCCTCCTCCCGTCTGCCGACAAAAAAACTAGTGCACATATGTATACTATTATTTTTTATGCATTTAAACGCATTTTTTGCCGTATTGTGAACGTTTTTAATATTTTTGCTAAGGTTTATATATCCCACCACATAAAAACGCCTTATAGAGCATTTTAAGCCCGTTAAAAGGCTATATCATTTATTTATGATGTTAGCCAAGATAAGCCGTCAAATTTAGCCAATAAAAAAGCCTGCATTTAGCAGGCTTCGGTTTTATTTTATGTGTTAAGAATTAATTGCAAGTTAAGGCAATTTCATTTTCAACGTATCCAAGAACTGGCATATATTCAGCCGAGCTTGTTTTATGCTCTAAGATAGTTGTTACAACAAAATCAAGAAACTCTTCCCTATCTATAGCCTTTTCAAGTAGCTTCTCATTTTCAATACTTGTCTTAATATACTCAAAACTAGTCTCTAGCAAATAATCTTTTGTGTAATTATAGACTTTGCCGTCTGTCCAGTTTAAAACAATAACATCATCGGAGGCTATTGTTGCGATTGCATTTATAATTTTGATTTTTATTTTCATAAGGCTTTTATTAATGCAAATAATAATTGACATTGTCAACTCTTTTATTCCAGCAAGCTCGACAATCTAAACATTTATTCCCTTGCTTACTAGATGGGCAGTTAAAAGAACTTTTAAAGCCTACACTAGAACCAGTACAATTTAATCTTTTAAGCTCTTTAGGATTAAGAGCCGAGCCAATAAAAAAGGCACTAATCCGAATATTTAAATTTGAAGGAATATTATTGCCTTCATTAATATAATCTTTAATTATCTTAACTTCTCTGGACGGTAACCAGAATTTAATTTCTGGCAAATTTTTGGCAATCTGGACGATTGCTTTTAAATGGTCGACGCTTTGCAAGTCTCCAGAATCGTGCCATCTAAAGAAACCACTCTTTTCTTTACGGCTTATTAATTCTGTCATCAATTCAGCCCATTTATCAAAGCCTAAATTATTCATTCTATGTAATCGATTAAATAAGGCTTCTTTTACATTTGGAAAAACATAACGTCCTTTTAATGCATAGCAACTTGAACAAGTTGAGTTTTT